GGCAAATAGTTTAATTGCAACTGTTCCGTTGCCAAAAACACAAGCGGAATTTGATGAAGCAATTATTTATATGAAAAAACAAGCAATATTATGGAAAATGGCTAAAAATGCACAAGAATTAGGATTAGATTATGACTAAAGACGAAGCATTACACAAAGCATTAAAAGTTTTAAATTGTTTAAACAACAACAGAGTATATGAAACTGCTTGGGTAAAAGGCGCAATCAATGCGTGTGAAGAAGCACTAGAACAACCAACAGTCGCAGAGTTAAACAATGAATACTTGCGTGATACCAATGTGATTGGATTAGAACAACCAGCGCAAGAACCTGTGGGTTGGATTAGTGTTGAAGATAAATTGCCATCAGTTTTAGATATTGTTTTAGTTTATGGAAAACATAAATTAGAAAAATCAAGAAGTGGTAATTACGATTTAGTTGATACTGCCACATATTATGATTGGAGTTGGCAAAAGAATGGCTCAAAAGGTTGGTATTGTCCAAGACTTACATCAGATTATTATGAAGTTACTTACTGGATGCCTTTGCCTAAATATCCACTTTACACCCACCCTCATCAATGGGTCGGATTAACGGAAAAAGAAATAAGGAAATTAACCTTTGATGGTTTTTTAGATGAATACGATAAGGTATTTGCCAATGCTATTGAACAAGCATTAAAGGAAAAGAATCATGTGCAATGAGAAAACCTATCATTGGTATGATATGGAGCAAGAGATTTTAAAATGCTGGAATGTAGTTGACGACTTCAAACTATTAGCCAAACAGGTAAATAATGGTTCAGACTTTACCGCAACACTTGAAGGCGCTGCAGAACTATATCACTATCGCTTTGAGAGATTGTGGGAGTCATACGAGTTGACATTAAAGGAAAAGAATGCTAGTAACACTTAAAGATTACATATTATGTTACTCACCAGCTTACTTGCTAGGTGTTGCAACGGGATTGCTGTTAGCTGTAACGTTACGCACTACACCAAACAAAACTACTTTATGGCGTAAAAATCATGGATAAATATTTTAATCAAACTATTGACATATCCTGTGGATATGATAACTTAACGGTGGGCGAAGTCACGCCTATACAAAACGTAGGTCAAATCTAACCTATGGCATCAAAAGTAATTACTCAAGACACTATTAATGCAATCCAAGCCGATTGGAAAACAGGTGCTTTTGTTCAAAGAGATTTAGCTTATAAATATAAAGTAAGCGTAGGTGTTATTAATAAACACACTAAAGGCTTAGAGAAATCTAACGAGAATTTGGTGAACACAATTGTTCAATCAGAACAGGCACTTGGAAAACTTGATGAACATTCCGTGAACGCAGTCAAAGAAGTAGTCGATAAAAGAGTTCAAAGACTAAACTTCTTAGACAATGCAGCAATGAAAAATGTATCAGATGCAATGCAAGCAAAATGCGTTGACCAGCAAGATTTTAAACATAGGGCAGATACAATCCTAAAGGCTAGGGATGTAATCGAACCTAAAAATGCAATAGTTCAAGTTAATACTCAAGTAAATAATACTCCTTTAACTCCTGATAGATTTGAAGAGATAGCTCAAAGATTATTGAGAGAAGTATGAGAGAGCATACTCGTGAAGAAATCGAGTCTGCTGCTAAGTTAGCTAGAACAGACTTTTACTTTTATAGTCGCTGGATGTTTTTACAGCAGCGTGGGTATTATTGGTTACAGTCAGACCATCATAAAACTATATGCGATGCTTTAATGGAAGTTTATAGGGGCGAATGTAAACGTCTTATTATTAATATTCCACCTCGTTATTCAAAAACAGAATTAGCAATTAAAAACTTTATATCTTGGACTTTAGGTCATTGTCCTGATAGTGAATATATTTATACGAGTTATTCAGCAAGACTAGCAAGTAACTTTTCTTGGCAAACACGAGAAATTGTAGATAGCAATGAATATCGTGAGATATTTCCTAATACAATTTTGCAAAGTGACAGTAAAGCAAAAGATGAATGGCGCACTACTGCTAATGGATTAGTTTATTCAGTCGGTGCTGGTGGTTCAATTACTGGCTATGGTGCTGGTAAACATAGAGCAGGATTTGGCGGTGCAATTCTTATCGATGACCCTCATAAAGCAGATGAAGCTCGTTCAGATGTAATGCGTGAGAATGTTATTGATTGGTTTCAAAACACGCTAGAAAGTCGTAAGAATAGCCCCGATACTCCAATTATTCTTATTATGCAAAGATTGCATGAAGAAGATTTATCAGGCTGGCTTCTTAATAGCGGTAATGGCGAAAAATGGAAACATATCTGCTTACCTGCTATCAAAGAGGATGGAACAGCACTATGGGAAGCTAAACATACCATAGAAGATTTAAAACGAATGGAAGATGCTAGTCCATACGTATTTGCTGGTCAGTATATGCAAAGACCAGCACCAGCAGAAGGCGGTATATTTAAGCCCGACCAAATAACTATCATTGATGACTTACCTGCTGGCGAGATTAAATGGTGTAGAGGTTGGGATTTGGCTTCAACTGTTGATGGCGATTGGACTGCTGGCGCAAAGATTGGAAGATTGCCTGATGGGCGATTTATCATAGCTGACATGGTTCGGTTACGAGATGGTCCTGATAAACGAGATGCTGCCATTAAAAACACTGCTTCATTAGACGGACGCAGCGTAAAGATTTCAATACCACAAGACCCTGGTCAAGCTGGTAAAACACAAGTTATATACCTGACTAGAGAGTTAGCTGGATATAATGTGAAAAGCTCACCTGAAAGCGGTGACAAAATTACTAGAGCTGAACCTTTAGGCTCACAAGTAAATATCGGTAATGTTATGATGCTCAGGGGCGAATGGAACGCTTCACTCATTAATGAGATGCGAATGTTTCCTAACGGTTCTAATGATGACCAAATTGATGCGTTGTCAAGAGCATTTAGCGAAGTAATGGTACCAAGACGAAGTTTCTTTGGATAGAGGATTATTAATGTCAATTTTAGATTGGTTTAGAGGCGAGAAAGAAGAAGTCAAGAAGGCGGAAGATGCGCCTAAGGCTATCGCTCGCAAAAGTCTATTCGGCACTCATGCTGGGGACATTGAAAGCTCAAGCAACATTAAAGATTATGTAGCTAACAAATTTGCTGCATTAAAATCACAGCAACCAATATTTGACCCGTCAGTTACTGGCATGGCGATGGATGATAGCTCTAATGGCGTTCCATCATTCAAGATGTATACTGCTGGCAATAACTCTGTATCTGACGCTGTAGTCTATTGGTATTCATCTCAAGGCTTCATTGGCGCACAGCTTTGCGGTATCTTGGCTCAAAATTGGCTTGTCAACAAAGCCTGTGCAATGCCTGGCGATGATGCAATCCGTAAAGGTTACAACGTAGTATCTATTGACGGTGACGAACTAGACGAAGAAGCTGTAAAGATTATTAAATCTTATGACCGTTCAATGCGCCTCACATGGAACATGCGAGAGTTTATCCGCAAAGGTCGTATCTTTGGCGTTCGTGTTGCAATGTTCAAAGTTCAATCAACTGACCCTGAATACTATGAAAAGCCTTTTAATATTGATGGCGTCACTGCTAATAGTTATAAAGGGATTGTGCAAGTTGACCCGTATTGGTGCGCCCCTATGTTGGATGGAGCTGCTGCTAGTCAGCCTGATACTTTACATTTCTACGAGCCAACTTGGTGGATAATCAACGGTAAGAAAGTTCATCGTTCACACTTAATCATATTCCGTCATGCGGAACCTGTGGACGTATTGAAGCCTCAATACATTTATGGTGGTGTTCCACTCACTCAACAAATCATGGAACGTGTTTATGCTGCCGAACGTGTAGCTAACGAAGCTCCGCAATTAGCCATGTCTAAACGTACAACTGTTTGGTTGACTGACATGGAAGCTGCAATGTCAAACACCGAACAAGCTGTTGGTCGTTTGAATTATTGGGCGCAAATGCGTGACAATTACGGTATTAAACTAGGCGATAAAGAAGGTGACGAGTTTCAACAATTCGATACATCACTAGCCGATTTTGACCAATTGATTATGACTCAATACCAATTGGTTGCTGCTATTGCTGGCGTACCTGCTACTAAGTTAATCGGTACAACGCCAAAAGGCTTTAATTCAACGGGTGAATACGAAGAAGCCTCTTACCATGAATTACTTGAATCTATCCAAACGCATGACCTTACTCCATTGGCAGAACGTCATCACCAATTAGTCATTAAATCATTTGTAGAGCCACAGCTTAAAAAGAAAATTAATGTCGAAACAACATTGAATTGGTTGCCACTTGATACACCAACTGCTGAAGAATTGGCAAGAACTAACCTTGCTAAAGCGCAAGTAGGCGCAGCATTGATTGAAGTAGGCGCAATTTCAAGCGAAGAAGAACGTCAGCGTGTAGCGACTGACAAGACAAGTGGCTACAACGAAATTGGCATTATGGAAGAAGAATCACTTGAAGGTGAAGAATTAGCCGAACGTGATTATCTAAAAGCTGAAGATACCGCACCAAAAGTAACAAGTCGTGCAAAAAAAATTATCCAAAAATAATATAATCGGTTCTGCTTTACGTCCTAATGTTGGGATTTCAACTGATTACGCAAAGCCTATTGTCAATGAACTAGGATTGATGTTTCGTGACGTTCAAAGAGAGTTGAAAAAGACTTTTAACGAGAATCATTACGGACAAGCAATGGATGCTTCATTGGCAAGTCAATCCCGTATCTTGCTCAATTGGTTATTAAGAAAATGGCAGCCTAGATTTGATGAGATTGCCAAGAGTGCGACTGAGCGTATGATTCAGCGTACTATAAAGAACTCAACGATTACATTGCGTAATTCGTTAAAAGAAGCATTACCTGATTTGAGCATAGATACTTCATTTTCTAATGAACAATTACAAGAGGTCATCAAGGCAAGCACATTAGAGGCTGCAAACTTGATTAAAATCATACCTTATAAGTTCTTGAATGAAGTGCAAAGTCAGGTAATGCGCTCCATTACAACAGGCAAAGGGATGGAAGATTTAGTTCCTTTCCTAACGAAGAAATATAAAGGCAACGTAAGACACGCAAGGCTTGTTGCTTTAGACCAAACACGCAAGGCTTTTCAATCTATTAACACGACAAGGTTAAAAGCCATTGGCGTTAAAAAGTTTATTTGGATTCATTCGGGCGGTGGTAAAGAGCCTCGTGAATTGCATATAAGAATGAGTGGGAACGAGTATTCTTTCGATAACCCGCCATTCATTGGAGTGATGTACGGAAGTGATGTTCATGGGCTTCCTGGTGACTTACCCAATTGTCGTTGTATCTGCAAGCCCGTTATTAACTTTGATTTAGAGGATTAAACATGAAAGATAAATTAAACGCTGTTGAATCAGCAAACGCTTCTATCAGCTCTTTAGCTGTTATGGGTGAGTCTTGCCAAGCTGAAGGTGTTTACACTTTCAAGTGCTTTGAATACGAAGGTGGTCCATTGCTATGGGAAGATACCGTACACAATGTAGTTGCAACCGTTGGTAAAAACTTAATGCTTCAAACAGCATTGACAGGTTCTGCTTATACCGTAGTTGGTCCATACATGGGTTTAATTTCATCTGTATCATACACAACAGGTCCTGTTGCTGGCGATACAATGGCTTCACATAGCGGATGGACTGAAGCCGGTACAACTAATGCTCCAACATTCTCAGCTCGTGTTGCTCCTAGCTTTGGTACTGCTTCTGCTGGTGCTATTTCTACTGCTTCTGCCGTAACATTTACAATGACAAGCACAGGCACATTAAAAGGCGCATTTATTGTTTATGGTACTGGTGCAGTAACTACTATTTTAAGCACCGCAGGTACATTGCTTTCTGCTGGCTTGTTTACTGGTGGGGACCAACCTGTTAATACTGGTAACGTAGTTCAAGTTACTTATTCATTAAGCCTATAAGGATAAAATCATGGAATTAAAAAACGGTCAATCAGTAACACAAATTCTTCCAGCTCCAATTCAAGGAACAGTAGAAGGTTTTGCTTTTGATTCATCAACAGGTGAAATTACTGTTTTGGTAACCTATGTTGATTCAGATGGCGAAACGCAACAACGCTATTTCAAACAATCAGAATTAGCTGCTGCTTAATAAATGGCGACACGATATTGGGTTGGCGGAAGTGGTAACTGGGATGGTACAACTACTACCCATTGGTCAGCCACATCAGGTGGTGCTGGTGGTGCAAGTGCGCCTACGTCTGCTGACGATGTGGTCTTTGATGCCAACTCCAATACAGGTACTTCTGCGTTTACTGTAACAATAACAGGTACATCTGCTGCGCCTTCTAACTGTGCAAACTTCAGCACATCTGGCTTAGATGGTGCGATGACACTTACTATGGGGGCTACAGCACAATTAAATTGCTATGCTTCCATGACAATACCAGCAACCAACTTTGTTTTTAGTGGTACGGCTGGTGGGGCTATTCTTTTTTCATCCACTTCAACTGGAAATACGCTAACTACTAATGGAATAGCATTATCAAATGTAACTTTAATTTTTAATGGTGTAGGTGGGGGATGGACTTTAGGAAGTGCGTTAACTACAGGCTCCATATATACCAATTATGGTACTTTTAATACTGGCAATTTTAATATTACCTCAGGTAGTATTATCCGAAATGCAAGTGTATACGCATGTACAGTTAATTTAGGTTCATCAACAATTACCTTATCGGGTACTTCTTCTATAACAATGCTTGCAACGAATCTAACATTCAATGCTGGCACATCAACAATTAATTGTTCTAGCGCATCACCTACTTTTGCTGGTGCAGGACTTACATTTTATAACGTATCGTTTACAAGCACAGCTATTAGTACTGTTACAATTACTGGTGCAAATACATTTAATAATTTAACTTTTGCTGCCCGTGCCGCTGCTGGGTATGGACAAGTTTTATTTCCTTCAGCCGCAACAAATACAGTAAACGGAACTTTGACTTTAGGGTCAGGTACAACAGGTGTTGCAAGATTAGGTTTATTTGCAGTCAATCAAGGTAGTCCAGCCACAATTTCGGTTGCTACATTAGCAGCAATGACTGATATTGATTTTAGAGATATTACTGGTGCTGGTGCTGCAACTTGGTCAGGTACTAGAATTGGTAACTGTTTTGGCAATACAAATATTACTTTTGATGCTGCTAGAACTGTTTATTGGAACTCTGCTGCATCTGCTAACTGGAACGGTGCCGTATGGTCTACATCATCAGGCAATACTGGCGGTACAACAACGGCTTTTCCATTAGCTCAAGATACTATTATTATTGATAATGCTGGCTTAACAACTGGCAACACTATTACATTAAATGCTAACTATCAAATACCAGCTTTATCTTTTGCTTCTAGAACTAATGCTGCTACATTTGCAACAGGAACAACAAGTCCAGGTTTATATGGTGATTACACTTTAAGTTCTGCAATTACAGTAAGTGGCACAGGCACATTACAATTTTTTAAACAAAGTGGAACAGCTACCATTACTTCCGCTGGAGTTTCTTTTCCACAAAACATAAATCAAAATGGTAATGGTGGAACATTAGCACTTAATGGTAACTTAACATTAGGCTCTACATTAACTTATACACTTAATGCAGGTACGCTAGATTTAACTAATGGTGGTGCAGGTAACTATTCATTAACAACAGGATTATTTAGTTCTTCAAACTCCAGTACTCGTGCAATTGCTTTTGGAACAGGTAATATTACTGTAACAGGTAGTGGTGCCACTGTGTTCAATATGACAACAGCTACAGGTTATACTTATACAGGTACGCCAACAGTTAATTTAACCTATTCAGGTTCTACAGGAACAAGAACAATCGGATTTGGTAGTGTTGGTGCAAGTGAAGCAAACGTACCTGATATTTATGTAACCGCAGGTTCTGACATTGTTGCCACGAGTGCAACTGTATATCTTGGAACTTTAAACTTTACAGGGTTCACTGGAACATTCACAAGGGTTGCATTCAACTTATATTTATATCGTAATTTAGTTTTAAATAGTGGTATGACATATACTGCTGTTGCAAATAGCATATTCTTTTCTTCAAATGTTGCAACAACACAAACAATCACTACAAATGGGGTAACTATAAATAGCGGATTAGTCCCCAATGGAACACAAACAGTTCAACTTCAAGACAATTTAACAATTGGTTCTGCAAATACATTTAATTTTACATCAGGCACATTTGATGCTAATGGTAAAAACGTATCTACAGGATTGTTTAACTCATCTAATACCAATACTAGAACATTAAAGATGGGTTCAGGCACATGGACTTTAACAGGTACAGGTACAGTTTGGGCTGGGGCTACTACAACAGGTATGACACTTGTCCCATCAACTTCTACGATTGTATTTAACGGAAGTGGTATTGGCACATTTAATGGTGGTGGACTTACATTTAATAACTTAACGCAATCTAGCAGTAATGCTTTAACGATTAGCAGCTCAAACACATTTAATACTATT